GCCTGACTTTGAAACCATTACGGACAATACTCATTGGGACAAGACGAAACATTGGCAGATGTTAGGCCCTGAAGATGCTCAACAATGGCAATGGCTAAAGTCGGGTTATATCTCAACAGGCCCACGCATTAGGTGGCGTATTCTAGGCGATAAGTTCCAAATTTGGCCACCATATAACACACAAGAGTATTTAGGCTTTGAATACCGCTCAACAGGTTGGGCTAGAAGTGCTACCGACCAAGTAAAGAACAGCTTTACGGCTGATACGGATACGACCATATTTGACGATACAGTTATGGTTTTAGGTACAAAACTTAAGTATTTCCAAATCAAGGGATTTGATACTACTGCATTGCAACAAGACTATTTCCGCTATCTGAATGTTGCTAAAGCCAACGATAAAGGCTCTGCTAACCTGTCGTTTGCACCATACCCAACGAAGGTGCTTATTGGTTACGCTAACATTCCTGATACTGGCTACGGAACTTAAACATGGCTGTAGCTCAACAAAGACGGGCAGTTACAGCTTCCTTACCATCCCCTATTGGGGGTTGGAACGCTAGGGATTCTTTGGCAGAAATGAACCCACTTGATGCGGTTCAGATGGTCAATTTCTTTCCTACGCCTACGGATGTGACCCTAAGAAAAGGCTACACAAAAGTATCTACAGGTATTACTGGGGCGGTTTTATCCCTAATGAATTACAGTAGCCCAACAGGTAGCAAGCTGTTCGCATCTACGTCTACCATTATTTATGATGCAAGTACCTCTACGGCTACCCAAAGCCTGACAGGTAACACCGATGGTAAGTGGATTCACGCCATGATTACGACTGCTGGTGGTTCGTTTATGCCTGCTGTCAACGGAGTTGACCCAATGGTTGTTTATGATGGTACTAGGTGGTCAAGAAGTGCCACGACATCAACGGCACAGACTATTTCTACCATTACTAGGGGTGGCACAGGCAATTTAACCGCTACCCTAACAACGGCAAGTGCCCACAATCTTGTTACAGGTAACACCATAACAGTCGCAGGGGCGATACCTGCCGAATTTAACGGAACTTATCGCATTACTGTAACGGGTGGCACGACCCTCACTTATACGATGGCTACTGCCCCAAGCGGTGATGCGACCACAGTTGGCACTTATACGATTAATTACTTTATTACAGGGCTAAATTCTACTAATTTTGCCTATGTAAACCTGTTTAAAGAGCGTCTTTACTTTGTACAAAAGAATAGTTTGAGCTTTTGGTACTTGCCTGTTGACAGTATTAACGGGGCAGTAAGCGAATTCCCTCTTGGTGGCATCTTTAAAAAGGGTGGCTACCTACAAGCGATGGGAACTTGGACTATTGATGCTGGCTACGGGGTCGATGACCTAGCCGTATTCGTTACAAGTAACGGAGAAGTCGCTGTTTACAAGGGTTCTGACCCATCCGACCCTACAGATTGGTCTTTAGTAGGTATTTGGAACATCGGACAGACTTTTGCCCGTAAATGCGTGTTTAAATTTGGTGGTGACATCCTACTTTTGACCGAAGATGGTCTTGTACCCCTATCGGCAGGCTTACAGTCAACCCGTTTAGACCCACGAGTCAACATTACTGACAAGATTTTTTATGCAATTAGCCAAGCTGCCGACCTTTATGCTGGCAATTATGGCTGGCAAATGAATTATTTTGCCAAATTTAATATGCTTATCCTAAATGTGCCTGTAACTGGTGGAAACGAGCAGTATGTCATGCACAACATTACAAAATCTTGGGCTAGATTCACTAATATTCAAGCCTACGCTTGGGAATCAAGCGGTGAGGATATGTATTTTGGTGGAGATGGCTTTGTTGGCAAGTTTTACGATACTTTTGCCGATGCAGGCACAAACATTACGGCTTCTGTACAGCAAGCCTACTCTTATTTTGACACCCAAGGGCAACAAAAACGCTTTACGCTAGTTCGCCCTATCCTACAGACTTATAATGGCGTACCAACCGTTTTATGCGGTATTAGCACCGATTTTGAAACAGTTGACCTTGCCAACCAAATATCCTTTAACCCAGCTCTTTTGCAAATTGGCGAATGGGATATGGATAATTGGGATAACTGTAACTGGGGTGGCGGTCAGTTAATTACCACAAAAGTATGGCAAGGGGTTACAGGCATAGGTTATGCTGGCTCTATTAGCCTTAATGTGGCAAGCCAAAATATTGAGTTTCATTGGGCATCAACCGATTATGTAATGGAGCGTGGCGGGGTATTGTGAGGACTGTTACTACTGAAAATCAACGCTATTTGGGGGAATGGCTAGTCAGAATCCTCAATTTTCCCCTACCTGAAACCACCCAATGTATAGGGCAGTTAAAAGACGGTAATTTGGTAGCTGTAGCGGGTTACACCAATTTCATGCCAAAGGCTTGCGAAATTCATATTGGAAGCGTTGGGGAACATTGGGCAAGTAGGGATTTTTTGTGGGCGGTATTTGATTACCCCTTTAATAAACTAGGAGTTAGCGTTATACTAGGGCAAGTCTGCAAGGACAATGAAGATGCCTTAAGACTAAACCGACACCTTGGTTTTAAAGTGGTAGCCGATATACCTGATGCTCACATGAGTGGGGATTTGGTAATTATGGCAATGCGTAAAGAGGAGTGTCGGTTTCTGAACATCCGATGCTCTCTAAATAAAGGAGAATAGTATGGGTGGTGGTGGATTTTTAGGATTAGGGCCTGCTCCAAGTGCCCCTGCTGCTCCTGATTATAGTGGGGCTGCACAAGCTACTGCTGCTGGAAACATTGAAGCCGCTCGTGTAGCAACTGCCGCTAATCGAGTTAACCAAGTAACGCCTTATGGCAATTTAACCTATGCGGTTACTGGTGCTGACCCTTACGGCAACCCAACTTGGACTGCTACTCAGACACTAAGTCCTGCACAACAACAGCTTTTAGACTACCAAAATCAAGCAAGCCTTGGTTTGGGAAGGTTAGCAGGTCAAGGGTTAGGTTATGTAGAAAATATGCTACAAACTCCGTTTGATGTAAGCAAATTGCCATCAACAGGGTTTAATCCTAGCCAGACATACCAAGAAGCCTATATGCAACGGCTTGCCCCACAGTTACAACAAGGGCGTGAACAGTTACAACAGCGTTTAGCAAATCAAGGCATTGATATTGGTTCTGAAGCCTATGACCGAGCCATGATGCAACAAGCCCAGCGTGAGAACGACTTATTGGCTGCCGCTACAACCCAAGGATTTGGCGTTGGTCAACAAGCCCGTCAGACTGCATTGCAAGAGCAAGCCTACCTTAGAAATGAGCCATTAAATACCCTTTCTGCGGTTCGTACAGGGGCACAGGTACAAGGCCCACAATTTGTTAATTCTGCCCAACAAGCTACGACTGCTGGCCCTGATTTATTAGGTGCAGCAGGCATGGGATACAACGCTCAGATGGGTAACTTTAATGCTCAACAAGCAGCCCAAGCTAACCTGAATCAAGGTTTGTTTGGTTTAGGCGGTGCAGGAATTATGGCAATGTCCGATATTCGCACAAAAGAAAACATTAAAGCAATCGGTGTAATGCCTAACGGCTTGACCTTGTATAGCTTTGAATACAAAGATGAGATTAAGTCGCACCCATTAGCAGGTGATGGCATCCATGTTGGCGTAATGGCTCAAGAAGTAGAGCAGGTATTCCCATACGCAGTTAAAACCCTCGATGACGGCTATAAAGTCGTAGATTACGGATTATTACCATGAATATGTACAACCCCTATATTCAACAGATGCCACAAACCCAAGACTTAGGCGGGCTAAATCCTTATTTTCAAAATATTGCACAGCAACAAGCTATGCAACAAGCGGCTATGCAACAAGCTCAAGGATTGACCCAGCAAGCAGGGCAAACGGCACAAGGCGGTACGAATCCTTTGGCTATGGCACAAGCGTTGCGTAAACAAAACCAAAAACCAGCACCTGTAACGGATTACAGCCAGCCAATGCCACAATATTTAGACCCAGCATACATGCAAGCAGGATACTAATATGGCTCAACCAATGTTAAACCTAGGTGGCGATTTAACCCCTGAACAAGCTTTACAACAGCAACAAATTGCTCGCCAACAGCAAATGGCTCAGTTGCTTATGCAACAAGGTCAGCAAATGCCACAAGGACAAATGGTAGGCAATCGTTATGTTGCACCTAGTTTTTTTCAATACGCTGCACCTTTATTGCAAGGCTATGTAGGTAAAAAACAATTAGAAAAAGCTGAACAAGAACAATTAAATTTAGCAAAAGCTGTTCGTGAGCAAGGTGCGTCTGAAGTTGCCAATATATTAAATGCTTATCAAAGCAACCCACAATTAGCATTAGCACAAGCAACAACAGCAGGCCCTTATGGTCGTGCTTTATTACCTGCAATTATGAAAAATGCTTTGCCTGAGCCAGTTAAACCTACAACTGATATGCAAAACTTTGAGTTTGCTAAATCACAAGGGTTTAAAGGCACATTCAATGACTATAAACAACAGATTACCCCAGCAGATAGAGAACGATTAAATCTTGACAGAGAAAAGTTTGAATTTGATAAAGCAAATAAAGCAGGTGGCAAGGATTTAACTGAAGCTCAAGGAAAAGCATCTGCTTTCCAAAGTCAAATGGTTTCTGCTAGTAACGCAGTTAAAGGTCTTGAAGCTTCTGGGTTTGACCCCACTTCATTTAGAAATCAAACTGCGGTTAAATTAGCTGGCGGTGCTGCTAATCCAATAGTTCCAGTTACTGCTCAACAATATAAACAAGCACAAGACCAATGGTCAGAAGCTTATTTACGCTTTAAAACTGGTGCTGCTGCTACTGAGCCTGAAGTTATAAGAAACAACAGAACATTCTTTCCTGTATTTGGTGATAAACCTGACCAAATTGCTCAAAAAGCTGCGGCTAGAGAACAAGCAGAACGGGACATTGGTATTGCCGCAGGGCGTGGTGCTGGTTTAGGGGCACAATCAATTACCCCAACTGCAAAACCTGAAGCTAAACCAACAAGCATGCCTAGTCAATCAGCTATTGATGCTGAACTTAAGCGTAGAGGACTAAAGTAATGGATTTATCCAAACTTTCTGATGCCGATTTATTAGCTTTAAAAGGCGGTGATTTAACTAAACTTTCTAACGAAGGTTTGATGTCTTTACAGCCTGCACAAGCACAACCTACTCAATCTCAATTTGCTGAAACTGGTGGTGGTGCAGCAGTTGGCAGACCTGTGCGTGGTGTTCGTTTAAATGTACAACCTGAACCTAGACCATTAGAGTCTTTTATGGCAGGTGCTACTCGTTCTGCTATTGACCCATTATTAGCTGTAGCTCAAGGCGTTACAGGTGGGCGTGGTGGCGTTAGTGATGCTGTAAAGCGTTTAGTTCAAGAATCCGCACAATATGAAGAAACCAACCCAGCGTCATATATTGGTGGGCGTGTAGGTGGTGCAATATTGCCTGCTGCTGGCGTAGCTAAAGGCGTGGGC